TTTGATGGTATTTGATTATTTGATGGTATTTGATTATTTGATGGTATTTGATTATTTGATGGTATTTGATTATTTGATGGTATTTGATTATTTGATGGTGGTTGATTATTTAATCCATATATATTTCTTGAATCTATTTCTTCATCTTGATAGATAGGTCTTTGTTCAACAGAATATGGATAATTTTTGTTTACATTTCTATCAAACGTAGAATGATTATTAGATTCATTTTCATAAAAATTTTGTTGATTAGCCATATTTTTATAAAAATCAGATGGATTTAAATTGTTTTGAGGTATATTAACGTTAGTACGCCTATAATTATCTATTCCTGAATTCATTATAAAAATAGTATATATTTTTAATTTGACAATTTTATTTTATTAAAAACAAAAAATTGAATATTTTAAATACTGGCATTAATATAAGCAATAATATAAATGAAATCAGAAACAATTATTAAAAAAATAATTAATCAAATTGATTTACATGCTGAATCAATGAAATCTCTATTAATAGAACTAGATGAATCTCTTGAGAAAGAACATGTTAAATTAAAAGAAGAAATTAGTAAAAAAATAGCAACTTCATTCAATTTAGACAGTGAACAAGTATTAAAAAAAATACTTAAAAAAAAAAAAAATAATAGTCTTGAATTTAATACTAATATTGAAATCATAGATGATTTAGAAGATAATAAAGATTTTATTCCAATATATAAACAAATTATATTTAATAATAAAGAATATTATTATGACGATAAACCAAATGGAGTTGTTATTGAAAATTTAGAAGATAATTCAAATAAAATAGTTGGATATATAGATAATGTTACAAAAAATATAAAATTTATGTAAGTTTTTTTATTATATATTAGTATATTATAATAATGGTTAAATCTTTTAAACCAAATAATGAAGATTTAAAATGTGCACCATCAAAAAAATATTCAGAAAAATCATGTTTCAGTCTTGATTCTCTTATAAGAATGGCTGATGCATATAATAAGAAAATTAATGAAAAAAAATTTAATGGAAAACTTATTGAAATTAAAAAAAATAAAAAACATCTTGTTTTAGAATTAACAGATCGTTTAAAGGATGTTTGTGATGATCAAATATGTTGGTTAAAACAAGATTTTATTAAAGAACTTAATGATTTAGATGCACAAAAAAATACTTTTAGACCACAAGGTCCACAAGGTAAATTTACTTGGTTAAATACAACTAACATAGATGAAATTATGTCTCAATATGAAAAAAAATATAATGATTTTAAATTTTTTGGTGCAGTGCCTATTGATTTTGATGAACTACCACAATATGGAATTCGCAAGTTAAATTTTGATAATTTAATTAATCAAGAAAAAAAAAGTAAACTCGGTTTTGTTTTTAATTTTGATGAACATTGGCAAAGTGGATCACATTGGGTTTCTATGTTTGTTGATTTAATTAAAGGACAAATTTATTATTTTGATTCTTATGGTACTAGACCTAAAAAAAGAATTAGAAATTTAGTTAATAGAATTGGAAAATGGTATCACAAGAGAAATTTTAATGAATCTAATGAAAATTCTGATTCAATGACTGATCAATCATTTATGAATCCAGAAAAACCAAATTATATTGAAAAAAAAAATAAATCTATTAAATTTAATCAAGTTAGACATCAATTTAAAAATTCAGAATGTGGTGTTTATTCAATAAATTTTATTTTAAGATTATTAAAAGGAGAAACTTTTGAATATATTTGTAATAATATTACAACAGATGATGATGTTAATAAATGTAGAGAAACATATTTCAGATTTAGTTAAATAAATTGTACTTAAATATATATAAATAAAATAAAATATATAATATAATTAATGAGTGAAAATAATTTAGACACAAGCTCTAATTTATATAATACAACTGAAATAATTGATTCAATTACAATTGCTAGAGAAACTTATTTTTTTACTTTTTATGATAATTATAATATTTCTAATATATATAATACAAATGAAATAGATGTATTAAAATTTATATATGAACAAATTGCAGATATATATCGTGATAATTCTTTAATAAATTTATTATATCATATTAAATTTTTTTATGATGTAAATTTACCAGAATATGAAAATACTTTTAATATATTTTATCAATCAGTTTACCGTCAAGCTATATGTACAGATAGATTAACATCTGGAATAGTTCAAATTAGATCTGATGGCACTGAAATAAATGATAGTTTTACTAGTATATCTAATAATTTTAATCAAATAATTAATAATTTAATAAATCCTTATTTAGATGTTTCTAATAATATAAATAATTTGAATAATTCTAATTTATTATCAGACATTGCATATTTATCAATTTTATTTAATTTACAAAATGATAACAGTATCCAAAATGTAACTAATTTAATTACTAATATAATGAATCAAACAGATGAAACACATATTGCTTTAAAAGAAGAAGTTGAATTACTTGAAAGTTGTAATTTTTTAGATGTTGATAAAAATATTTTAGAAAAAAATTCAGATTATTGTACTATATGTCAAGAAAATTATGAAGATTCAAAAACAGTTAAAATTTTAAACTGTACACATTTTTTTCACTGTTCATGTATTGAACCTTGGTTATTAAATTGTTCTAATTTATGCCCTATATGCAGAAAAAATATAAGTGATGATGAGTAAAATAATTGTATTTTATTAATTTAAGAATATAGTTATATATTATTTATATAACTATATGAATGATAAAATAATATTAAAATTAATTAAGAAAATTATAGGTAATAATAAGAATATTTATCCTGATTCTAAAAAAATATTATTTGATTTAATTAGAGATAGCATTGATATTTTTTTTCCTAATTTAAAAATTACTGATGAAAAATTAAATATATATATTGATAACTTGTTAATTAAAGATACTATACAAATTTCTATTTCTGATATTGTACAACAAATTGTTAACGAATACAATAATATGTCTCAACTTGTAATACCTAAATTTAATAATAATAATATTCGTGATCAATTCTATAGAAAAATATGTAATCAAATAATAATACCTTGTCAATTTAATAAATTATGGAATCAATACCAATATATTGAAAAAGTTCCACAACCTGAACAAAAATCACAAGCTTGGTTTGATATGAGAAATAATTTTATAACTGCTTCTGCTGGCGCACAAGCTATTGGAGAATCTAAATATGAAAAACCTATTGAACTTGTAAAACAAAAAATTGGAATAGGTAAACCATTTGATGAAAATTTTAATGTTCATCATGGAAAAAAATTTGAGAAGATTGCAATTTTAATTTATGAAAATATTTATAATAACAAAGTTGGTGAATTTGGTTTAGTTCCTCATATTGGTTCAAAAGATCAAGAAATTATACCATTTTTAGGAGCATCACCTGATGGTATTTGTACTTGTTCAACTTTAGATGGTAAATTTTCTACTATGGTTGGTCGTATGTTAGAAATTAAATGTGTAACATCAAGAATTATAAATACAGAAGGAGCTGAAGATGGTGTTATTACACCACATTATTATTGGGTTCAAGTTCAATTACAATTAGAATGTTGTAATTTAGAGGAATGTGATTTTTGGCAATGCAAGTTAGAAGATGGTGTTATTAAGAAATTTAAAGTTGGCAATGAATGGACAGGTAAATCTATTCCATGGAAATATGATGAATGGAAGAATATAGTTAATGATGAAGAAAAAGAAACTTTTCATACAGAACAACAAAATAAAAATAGTTTTGTTAATCCATTATATAAATTTGGTACTATGATTGAATTAATACCAATTAAAAAACCGAATATGCCTGATCATCATCAAATTGAATGGTATGGTAAATATATTTATCCAACTGAATTAAATTGTACAATTCAAGATAAAGTAGAGTGGGCTGAATGGATGAGATGTAATTGGAAAACTGTTTATCCTGAATTAGCAAATGAATATAAATTTGCAAGAGTACTATATTGGCATTTATCAAAATCACATTGCTATTTAATTAAAAGAGATAAAGAATGGTTTAAAAGATCATATCCAAAGTTTAAAGAATTTTGGGACCAAGTTATAGAGCTAAGAAATAATCCAATAAAAAAACAAGAATTAATTGATAAAATTGCTCGTGAAGAAATTATAAAGATGGAAAAAAATAATAAAAAAGTAGAAAAAGAAAAATTAAATTATATAAATATGTTTGATTCAGATAGTGATTAAATATTTATATCAACATATATTTAAAATATTATTTATATATTAAATATAGTAAACACATAGTATGTTATATCATTTTGGTGCAAATGAATATAACCATTTAATTGGAAAAAAAATAGGTAATTTATTGATTAAAAATATTAAATATAAACCTGATAATGTTTATATTATGAATGATGGTCATTCTGGAAAACCTTATTTATTAATTTTATGTAATGGAGACACTTTTCAATTTCGTCAATTTCAAGAAGTAATAAACAAATATTGCTAATATTAATATATTAACATAATATTATTGTAGCTTTATTTTTAATTTTTTATATATATAGTATTTATTATGGATTATTTAAATAAATACATTAAATATAAAAAAAAATATTTACAACTTAAAATGGGCGGTGTTTTGATACAAAATAAATCTATTTCTAATAATGAATTATATACAATTTTTGCATGTGAACCATTATTAGAAATAGATTTATCTCTTGAAAATATTCCACAAATTAATAATAATTCAAAAAATACTTTATCTAATAAAACAATTATGAGAGATTTTAGTAATCGACAAACTAATAAACCAGTATGGTTAAATGATTATATATTAGGATTAACACCCGCAATTATTAAATATGCTACAAGTTTTAATTCAAATGAAACACAAATTATTAAAGATTTAGATAAAGATCAAGATCTTATTTATAAAATAATGAAAAATGAAAATGATATAGATAAAGATTATATAGACTATGATATTCAAAATAATGGAAAACTTGTAGAATGTTGGATTGCAGATAATATGCTATGTCCATGTTGTAAACAAAAAAGTTTAAGAAGATATAATCGTAATAATTTTCCTGTGATTGATATAGTTTGTATTAATCCAAATCATACTACAGGAGTATTATTTTTTCAAATTAAAGCTTCAAATGGTTCACTATTTAGAGATAAAAAATATTTTTTTAATGATAATAGTAATTGTGAAATACATGTTGGTTCTAAAAATTATGGAGAACAAGTACATAATATTAGATATAGTGATACTGATAATATTAAAAAAATATTAATTGGTTATATATGTATCAAGTATACAAAAAAAAATAATAATGATTTACATATAGATAGTGATTCATTTATTGTATTACCTCATTTTATAATACCTCAGAATTTATATTCTTATTTTGATGCAGAAGCACAAAATAAGAATTTACGTAATTTCAATTTACGTAAATCTAAATTAGAAGCAAATAATTTAGAAAAAAATGATAATTATTATTCATATATCAAAACTAGTAATAATCATAATATTATAAGATGTAGTAAATTTTATAATAAATTTATAAATCCAAGAGGATTATTAACAAATTTTAATATACCAGAAGACTATATATTAAAAAATAAATGGAATAAAATAAATAATCCATTAATTTCATTAATAAAAATTGATTGACAGTATTACTTAAATATAAAAAGTAATAATTTTATAATTATGTCCTAATCCAACATGTTATCATAAATACAAAAACTTGAGAAAATATTTAAAGTAATGATTATATTTTTAGTCTCTCTCAAATCTTGATTCTATTTTTTTTATATTTAAAATATCCTTCCATTCTATTTTATTATCATGATTTTTATTATACATATTTAGCTCTTTGTCTATGAATAATTTGTATTTATTTTCTAATTTAGTATCTATAAATTGATTTTTTTCATAAATAATAATTGGTTTCATATTAGGTGTTAATATTTTTTCTATATATTTTTCATACTTTTCATCATAATCAGCATCATCTTCATCTAAATCAAAATTAAAGTATCCTTGATCTCTTTCTAGTTGAATAAATCGAGGCAAAATACTTTGAAAATTTATTTTTAAATATTTACAAATATAATAATCACAACCCATTATATTAATAATAACATATTTTAATGTTTATATCATATTTAGAAATAAAATAATCTTAAATTTATATTATATCTGATTGTAATTTTAAAAGTTTTGGATAATTTTCTGGCCATTTTTTCCAAATTTGTAAAAATACACGAAAAAAATATTTATAGAATAAAGGTTGACATATTGAACTTGCTTTTAAAAATAGATTATATTTAGATATAATTTCATTTAGTATCTTGAAATATTTTGGTCTTTCAACATAACTAAATATAATGTTTAATATTTCATTTGGAATATGCATAAATATCTAATTTAGTTCAATATAATATTATTCATAATACCTTAAATTCATTATAATTTATTAAATGCATCTGTTACATCATTATATGCATTAATTATGTGTATTATATTCTCATTAGACATATTTAAAATATTATTTATAATTTCTGTATTTAATTTTTTTAATAAATTAGTATCATTTTTTTTTATCATAATTAATAATAAATAATCAATTGTCTAAACACGAAAATGAATTCAATAATAATTCTGTAACTACATAATAAATTATTTACATGCATATTCTAATTATTTTAAATTTATAATAGATAAATCTAAAATAATATAAAAAATTGATAATTATATTTACTAATTATAATAATTTTATTAATGAAATGATTGATAAAATTAAATATATTATTTTACTTGATGAATTAATTTCTAATATTCATGAATCTTGGAAAAATTTTTTTATTATTAATAATACAATTTTGTTAGATATTTTATCTGCAATTGACTGGAATAAAACTATATTTCCTAAAAAAATATATATTTTCCGTGTTTTTAATATGGATCTTCAAGATATTAAAATTATACTCTTAGGCCAAGATCCATATTATAATATTAATCAAGCAAATGGACTTGCTTTTTCTGTTAATAAAAAAGAAAAAATACCACCATCTTTATATAATATTTTTAGAGAAATAAAAATAGAATTTCCAGAAAGAAACTATAAATTTGAACATGGTGATATTTCAAGATGGTTTTTAGAAGAAAAAATATTTTTATTAAATTCTGCTTTGACAGTTGAAGCTTTAAATCCTGGATGTCATCTTAAATTATGGAATGATTTTATTAATCAAGTTATTAAATTTATTAGCATAAAGAATACATCTTGCATATTTTTATTATTAGGAAATTCTGCAAAATTAAAAGATAAATATATTGAAGATAAAACTAGATGTATTTATGGTATTCATCCATCACCTTTATCATCTCATAAAGGATTTTTTAATTCAGAAATATTTAAAAAAATAGAAGAAAAATTAGGTTATCAAATTAATTGGAATTTATAAAATAATTTATGCAATAATTTATAAAATAATTTATAAAATAATTTATGCAATTTGGTCATCAATAAACTGTCCTGAATATATTTCATCACCACCGACTGTAAATAATGTTCCATAACCTTCTTTGCATCCATTGTACCATTCACCAATATATTCAATTGCTTCTATATTATTATTTGTATAATAAGATGATCCATTACCATGTTGTTTATTATTATAAAAATCACCTTGATATTTTAAAAGTCCATTTTCATAATATATTGATCCATTTTTATATGTTTCATCTTCTCTATATGTACCTTTAAAAATAATATCATTATCATTACTTTCTATACCATCTGTAATTAATCCGTTTAGAAAGTTTCCCTGTAAAATATAAGCCATTTTTTTTTTCCATCCTTCTCCATTTAATACCCAATTATTAAATTGTTGTATAAATTTTCCTCCTTGAAATATACTTAAATTAGGATTATCTATCGAATACTCGATATTTGAATTAATATTTTTAATTAAAATATTATAAATATATTCTTGACTACTTTTTGAATATTTATATGCATTAGTGAATATATTTTCTTCCGAATTATATTCACCAATTATTATTTCATCTATTAAATATAACACTTTAATATTTTTATCTTCTATAAAAATGTTTTCTTCAATAAATTCATAATCATTACAAATTATATAAGATGAATTTTTTACCATTTTTTTATTAAATTTATGATCATTTGAATCTAAATTTTCTTTTATATCATAATAAAAAGATATATCTTCTAACATTTCAATATTTTTCTTTTCTGATAAAAAAATAATTAAATTATCTTCTTTAGATAGTTCAATAATTAAATTTGCTATAAAAATAGGTAATAATTTTCTGTTATTTTCCTTACATCTATTAACTAGATATGATGTTTTTATAATATCAGACTCTCTATTAGGATTTGACATTAAAAAGACATCATATATAATATCAAACCCTTTAATAGGGATATCATTATTATAATATGAAATATTTATAATTAAACCATTAGATGGATTATGTTCTACACACCAACCATTATATTGATCATTAAATTTAAATCCTTGAAAATTTAATATACCATTGTTTATAACTTTATGATACATTGGTCTATTTAAATTATCATCTATCCATGAACCATCGTATAAAAATAAACCATTTGAAGAATACATTGTACCAAAACCATTTCTTTTTGAATTTTTGATCTGTCCTTTATAAATATTTGAATCTTTATAAATTATTATTCCATAACCATCACCTTCTCCATCAATAAAATTACCTTCATAAATATCTATATTTGAATCACTTTCTAAATATTTTATTCTCCCAAGACCATTTGGAAGTTTACTTGAAGGATTAATATAACCTTGATACATATAGTTATTTTTATATTCTTTAACATATACTAAATTTGAATTAGTTACTAGTTTAGTCATTATATATTATAAAAATTATATTCAATTATCTATTATTTCAAATTTTTTTAATTTTATAATATAGATCATTATATAAAAAAATAATAATAATTTGATCTAATTAAGATTATATGTTATTATTTATATCAAATTACTTGAGATATATTTAGAATAATATATTAGGTATTCACATAATCATAAACTTCAGTTTTTTTTAAACAAGGATACAAGAAAAAATTAATTTTTTTTTCTAAAAATTTAAAAAAATCTCCCCCCCTCCCTCGGAATTCTTTGTACGATTTTGTGTAAAATTTACTACTTTTTGTTTATATGCTTATAATTTACTAGTATAAAAAATCTTTGTACGATTTTGTGTAAAATTCATACCTTATTCATATTGGTTTATAAATCTTTGTACGATTTTGTGTAAAGCTTTGTACCACTTTGTGTAAAATAGACCACAAATAGATTATAATCTTTGTACGATTTTGTGTAAATAGATTAAAATTGAGATTGAAACAATAATTTAACAAAATCATATGTTTGATCTTTAATAAAATTAATATTGAAACAATAAAAAAAAATATATAATAGATATTTTACATTAAATTATCCTATTTTGTGTAAAAATTATCCTATTTTATGTAAAATTTATCCTATTTTATGTAAAATAATATTTAAAAAATATAATTAAATATTATTTAATGAATTTATGTTTATTTTGTAAAGGAAAACATAAAAAAACAGAATTATGTTATTACCTTTATAATTGTATAATCTATTTTAAAAATTTAAATATTAAAAAAATATCTGATGAAATTAAAACTTATAAAATAGATAATTTAAATTTTAAATGTGATATATGTAATAAATATTTTACAAATAGAAAAAATTTAAAAAATCATATAATAAAAAAAATATGTAAAAAAGAAAAAGGTCATAAATGTAAAATATGTAATAAAATATTTAATGTTAAAAGAAATTTTAATTATCACATAAATAATAAAGTTTGTCAAAAGAATAATCAAATTAATGAAAATAATATAACAAATATTCATAATAATATAACAAATATTCAGACACAAAATAATATACAGAATAATAATCAACAAATTATAATTTCTGTAAATAATGCTGATGAATTTAAAAAAGTAGTAGAATTAATTCCATTTAGAAATGTAACATATAATATTACAACAGAAACTTATTTAGAATATGTAAATAATCCTGATCAAGCAATTAAAAAGTTTATAAAAGATCAACATTTTAATCCTAATAAACCTGAAAGAATGAATGTTCATAATACAAATTTAAAATCAAATAGAATACATGTTTTTGAAGATGATGATGATTATACTCGAGGAAGATGGATAATAAAAGATAAGAATACAATAACTGAATTATTATATGATCGTGGATTAAATCATTTATTTGTTGCAAAAGATATAGTTGAATCAAAAGGAATAAGAATAGAACCAAGAAAATTAAAAAAATTAGAAGAAAAAATAAAAGAGTTAGAAAACGATGATAAAACTAAAAAACAATATATGGAAATGATATCAGATATGTCATATAATTATCGAGAAATGGTAGAAGAAAATAAAAGAAGTTTTTTACACAAATTATTAAAAAATTGATAAATTAGTTAATTGATTAAGTAATTTATAATTTTTAATGCTTTTAATGCTACTAATAATAATTATCTTATCTAAAATATATTTATCTATAATTTTATTAAGTACTATATATTGGTCAATACAAATACTATATTCAATCTTAACATTAAATAAAAAAATTATAATTATATCTAATATAATTATGATAAATAAACGCAAATCTGTATTATTAGATTCTAATAATAATAGCTATATTATTATTAAAAATAAACTATTAAGTAATTATAATATTGTGGAAGATATTAAATTTATAAAATGTAATCAAAAATATTGTATTACATTTTATGGATATAACACATTTTTTACAAATAAAACAATTATTCAAATTAATATTTAATTCATTTATTTTTTTTTTGAAAATTTTTTTTCAAATTATTTTGTGAAGTAAATTTATATTTTGGTTCTTCTAAAAGAACTTTTCCATCATCTTCTTTTTGAAAAACATACATTCTATTTAGTTTACTGTATGCAAAACATGCTTTATTTACTGGTTCATCTAGATTATAAAATTCTTTAACTTTCATATACCAATTTTTATTTTGATAATTTTCTTCATATTTTGCATAATTATCAAAGAAGTTTTTATGTTTATTATGTATATTTCCAAAAGTATCAGTATCTTCTAATCTCAAACCATTTTTTTTCATTATTGAAATTAAAAAATCAGGATTTACTAAATATTCAGTTAAATATACGTCATCTTCAAAAGCTGGTAAATGTACATCAATTGGTATACCTGTTTTATTTAAATCTGTTAAATTTGCATCATATTTTCTAATAACATCAAATATAATTTTCTTTTCACCTTCTTGTGTTGTATAATAAGTAACAATATGACCATTATCATCAAATGATTTATGTATTAAATTTGCATCTAATGTAGTTATTAAAATATATCCTGATGGTTTTAAAAATTTCTTTATATTTTCTATAAAGTTTTTAAGAGTATCATCAGATTTAAACATATAATGTATAGAAAATTGACAGTTTATTACATCGTACTTCTTATAATCATCTTTATCAAATATTTCTAATAATATTTTTTTATTTTGATCTGACATTGTTCCTAAAGCACGAGTCTGATCTTCTACTGTTAAAAGAGCTCCTGCATCTGCTACTAAGAAATTCATTTTAGGCCAATTAGGAAATTTCTTTTTAAAATCTTGATATCTAGAAAGAGCACCATTAGAACCAGAATAAATACCATTTGGATCTATATCAAACCCAACATAAGAATTAACACGACTATGATAAAATTTTGCCAAGTCACCTCCTCGACCACAAGATATTTCTAATACATCCATTTGTCTAAAATTATTAATTTCACCAAGTGATTTTTTTGAACAATATGTATATATCATATTTGATTTTATCCAATTATGAAATTCTCTTAATGGTTTTGCTAAATTTGATGTAACTTGATAATAAATATTTTCTCTTCTTTCCATTGTTATTACATCTGATGTAATTTTTGTTTTTAACTTTTTATTATGAGAATCATACGATTCAACATTGCCTAATAATTCTATATCACTTCCTTCTATACCATCCATAATTGATCTCCAAGTTTTTTCTGCTATTTCAGAATTATTACCATATTTACGTTTGAAAGTATTAACAGAATCCGTTTTATCAAATCTAGTTCTAAGTGGAACCCATCTAAAACCACCAGGTATTGTTGGATCATTTAAATATGTAAATTCAACTACAGTTTTATCTTGTATTATATTTCCTTCAATATCTCTTGCTTCACCATCTTTAATAAAAATATTTGCAATATAATTATTTTTTTCTCTTTGAAATAAAATAGGATATTCTTTACCGTTGTCTATTTTACCAACATGTAAATTTAAAATTCTATATATTGAACCTTTTACTTTAAATTTACCAAGATCTTCGTGTACTATTTCATCTTCTAAATCTTTCTTATTTATATTAATAATTTCATTTGGTTCAGAATCATCATAAACATTTAAAATTTGATTTGTTATTTTATCTCTTTCGTATTCGATATAAAAATCTAATGAATTTTTAGAAGATGGTTTCCATTTATAAATACGATTTTTTGTTTCTCTTAAATTTCTAGTATAAATTTGGTCAATTGGTGTAAAAATAATACCATCTAAAATATATGGACATTGTAATTTTGATGCTTTAGTATATAAATTCCATATTAATGATGCTCCATTAAATACTTCACATGGATGTGCACCTAATGGAAAAATAAAATATTTTGCAATAATTATATTATCTCCTACTTTTGAAGAATCTAATTTTTCATTTAATTCTTTCATATATTCTTTTATTCCTTCAATATGATATTTATCTATTTTTTTCAAGTCAAAGTCACCAATATATTGTATATTTTCAGATTTTTGTTTAAATAGTTCTTTTGTGCATATTTGAACTTTTTGTAAACGTATTTCTAATTTAGCTTCTTTACGAATATCCTCACCTTTAAAAAATAAACAATCAAATACTAAAAATATAAATTTTTTTTTCTTTGCAATATAAATATACTCACCATCTAAAATAGTATTTGAATACAAATTTATTAATGATTCTTTAATATCTAACTCGTTAATATTTAACTGTTTTATTTCTAAAGTATTTGATAATAAATATATATTTCCATCATTAACAAATAAAAATGTTCTATCTCCATCTGCTTTATCAGTAACTGTATATTTATTTGGAATCAAATCAACTATATGTGTAATTTCTGCTGCTTGAGTTTGCATTCCTGGTAAATCTTTAAAATTCATTTCTTGTTCTCCAAAAATTAATTTTTTAAAATTATTGATTACATTATTATAAATTTGTTTATCTATAACAATTGATGATTTTTGAATAACTTTTTGTACATTTAAAATATAATCATTTATAATATTTACTATATAATCTAATTTTTTTATTGGATTTTTTACTGTTACTTCAAATTCTAATTCAACATTAAATTGATTTTTTTCAATTAATAATGGTTTATTTCCACCTTTAACCTGCGATAAATCGATTCTAATTGTATAATCATCTGTATCTTCTATTATTAAACTAACTCGTTGAATATATCTAAAATTAATATATTTTCTTTCTTTTTCTGATAATTTTAATAATTCTTGATATTCTTTCTTTGGAATATCTCTTTCTGTTGAAAGTCTAATTCTTAAATTATAATTATCTATATCAACCATATTTTTTTTATTTTTAATTTTTTCTAATACTTCAATACTTTTATCTCCATCTATAAATTGTGATAGCAACATTGAAAATATTACATGATTTTCTCTATGAGCAATTGATCCCAGTTTATTATTAATATTATCTATTCCTTTTATTGCAATTCTATAATTATTAAAGTTTTCATAATCATAATTATATGAAACATTTAATGATTCTTCTTTTTTAATTTCAAGATTATTATTTTTTGAAACAGCTACTAAATATTTTAAAAGAAGTATATATTTTTCTAAAGATATTTTATATTCTGATTGTTTGAATCCTATCTCTATTTCGTCTCCTTTTTTTGCTTTTGATAAAAAATCATGAAAAATATTTTTTAAATTATTAATAGATGTTTTAGCTATAGAATCCATTATAAAATATAATACATATTTATTTATATCTATTAAATATATAAATTTCAATGTTTATTTTCTATTATATATATAATAAATGAATTATTTACAAATTATTTTAATAGCTTCTGTTTTTTGTATAATCTATATGATGATACCAAAAGTTAATGAAAATAATAAAACATCTGAAAATTATCAAGATTCAACAAAAAATATAATAATATCATCATTATATGATTATTATCCATATTTTAATTTTTATTATGGAAATTATCCGTATATTAGTAGATATAATAGTTATAATAATTATCCATATGTTAGTAAATATAATAGCAATTATCCATATATTAGTAAATATAATAATAGTAATAAGAATAGCAATAGGAATTATAAAAATTATACTTTATATAATGATGGACATAGATTTAATCGTAAAAATAGTAATAAATATGGTCATAGACATGGTCCTAAATAAGATTATTAAAAATAAAAATTTGAAAAAATATTATTTTAATATATAAAGATAATTTATTATATTAAAATAATGAATACTGTAATTAAAAATAAAGTTGATAAATTGTTTAATAAATTAAATAAAATTAATTATTTAAACCCATTTATTAATTCAACAATTTTATCATATGCAAAAAAATTAAATATTAGATTAATACCTGAATCTATGGGATATAATGGTATTTCATCTTTAGGTTTTTTAGATAATAAATTATGTGAAATAATTGTAGAAAGAGAATTGTCAGAAGAACAAATTTTACATTTAAATAATTTAACAAAATTATGGGATTTTCAACCATATTTAGTATTAATTAATTCATTAAATGGTAAAATTACAAGTATTGACAAATATACAAAATATAATATTAAAATTAAAACACCAGATAATAGTTGGGTTGCTGCTAGTCATACTAGAAATTATATGTTAGATGATCCTATAATAGATTATTTAAAATTTAATAATTTAGATAATGTAAAAAAATCAAATAAAAGAAAAAGATCTAATAGTGAAACTTTTTTAGAACATATTTTCGATAGTGGGAATCAATTTGAAGAAAATATAATTTTTCAAATAAAATCAATGATAAAAAAAGAAGAATTTATTGAAATAGGTAAAAGTTATGAATGTACAGATATTAAAAAATATTTAAAAACATTAGATGCAATTAAAAATAATATACCTGTTATTTATCAAGCTGTTTTGTGGAATTCATCTAATAAAACATTTGGTAGTGCTGATCTTATTATTAAATCATCTTTTGCATCAAAAATATTTCCATCATATATTTCAGATTCATCAAATGATAAATATGAAGTATATGACATTAAATGGTCTAATTTAAGATTAAAATCAGATGAAGATGAATTAATAAATGAAATATCAATTAAGCCATATAAAGCTCAGCTTTGGATTTATACTGAAGCATTAAACAAGGTACAAATTAATAAATCTTCAAGATGTTTTTTAATTGGTAAAAATTATTATAGAGAAAAAACAATAAATAAGAAATTAATAGTTACAAATTATAGTAATCCTTTTGAAAAATTAGGTATAGTTGATTTTAATAATGAATATTTAAATATTGAAAAAACTATTCAAGCAATTAATTGGATCAAAGAAGTTAAAATTAATAAAAAATTAAGAATTGATCCACCAAATGATTCAAGATTATATCCAAATATGAAAAATACAAAAGATAGTAATTTTTATTCAATTAAAAAAAAACTTGCAGAAAAAAATAAAGAAATAACTTTAATTTTCTCAGTTGGTAAAAAAAGAAGAGATTTAGCATTACAAAATAATATTACTAAATATAATGATTCAAACTTATCTTCAAAAATATTAGGATTTAGTGAAAATAGTAAAATTGGAAAAACTATAGATAATATATTAGATATTAATCGATTAGAAACTAAATTAAATAATCGTAATTATTGGCCAACTCGAGAAGAAAAACTAATTGGTTTTAATCAAATAACTAATTTAGGAAATTGGAAAAATACAACAATTAAATGTTATGTTGATATAGAAACTATATCAACAAAAATGTACAATTTAGATAGTAATAAAAATAATATTATTTTTATGATTGGTCTTGGTGTAGTAAAAAATAATAAATGGAGTTTTTATGTTTTTACAGCAAATAATTTAAATTCGATTGAAGAAGATAGAATTATTAAAGAATTTGAAGATAAATTGATAGAAATAGAAAATGAATTATTAGTAGAAGAAAAAATACCTATTTATAGTTGGTCAAATTATGAAAATTTAAATTTAAAACCATTTATAAAAATAAATAAATCTTATCAATTTTATGATATGTGTAGATGGTTCTCAGAATGTGAAATTTCTATAAAAGATGCACTTGATTTTAAACTTAAAAATATTAATAAAGCATTATATAATAATGGTTTAACTACAATTACATGGAATGATAATATTAATGGGGGTTTAGATGCGATGAATTTAGCATATAATTATTATACATCTACTTCTGCAAAAAATCCTTTAAAAGAAATTGAATATTATAATGAAATTGATTGTAGATCAATGTCAGAAATTCATAATATTTTAAATAATATATAATTTTTTTATCAATATTATAAATTTTATAATTATTTTAATAAATAAATATATTTTTTATTTTTTATTTGGACCAACTACATTAATATATTTTTCGTCTTCTTGATCTGATTGATTATTTGATATATAAATATAAATAGGTTGATTAGGATAATTACCATTACGATAAGTTTGTTGATTATTTGGATACTTGACTAAATTATCTGATTTAAAAGAAATATTAGTTTGTTTACCGGGATTATTCTTAGATGGTTGATATTGAAAATTAAATTTTTGATTAGGTAAAAGTTTGGGTTTAGAATTATGTTGAGGTTCAAAAGATTGAAAAGGGTTAGGTCGAGGTTGATCTTGAAAAGGTTGACAAAATTGAGGATTTTGTTGATATTGATAATTTGGTTGATATTGAGGATTTTGTTGATATTGAGGATTTTGTTGATATTGATAATTTGGTTGATATTGAGGATTTGGTTGATATTGAGGATTTGGTTGATATTGAAGATTTGGTTGAGGTTGAGGTTGAGGTTGATATTGAGGATTTGGTAAAAATTGAGGATTTGGTAAAAATTGAGGATTTGGTTTAGGTACAGGTACTGGTACATGTACTGGTATTGGTACAGATCCAGGTACTGGTATTGGTAAAAATTGAGGATTTGGTTTAGGTACAGGTACAGGTACAGGTACAGGTACTGGTACAGATCCAGGTACTGGTATTGGTTTAGGTTGAGGTACTGGTACAGATCCAGGTACTGGTACAGGTACAGGTACTGGTATTGGTACAGATCCAGGTACTGGTACAGATCCAGGTACTGGTACAGATCCAGG